CATGGTCGAGCATGACGGCACGCAGCACAAGTGCCACACGCTATCCTACGCCTCGTACTTGGCCGAGAAGTTCAACGCCAAGGTTTGGAATGTGGTGCTGGAGAAGCACATAAGACCATTTATAGGAGTCTGTCAGCACTGCCAGAACCGCAAGAAACACCGCGAGCTTCACCTTGTGGGCGGCAACCGTGGGGCATTTCCACCAGAGGACGACACCTTTGGGTGTGATGATTGCGACAGCGTCTACCACATCAAGGACATCCTGATGGAGACTGGGGCGTACAAAACCAAGCAAATAGCTTCTTGACACAATCTCTACACATGATAAAAAGCGAGTGCCATCTAGATATGCGGTCTAGAGGCACTCTAACACAAAACATAAACCACTATGAAAAGTGCTGAAAAAATAAAGCCAGAGAATGCTCTGGATGTCAAACAATTATTCGATTACTTGCATTACGACCCAGAAACTGGAGCGTTTATCTGGAAAGTGAATACCGCTAGAAGCGGAAAAATTGGAAATATTGCTGGCAATGTAAACTGCCGTGGCTACAGATCCATATCGATTAATGGCCTGCGATTCTATGCTCATAGGCTTGCATGGGCAATGTCTCATGGTGAATGGCCGACTTTGGATGTTGACCATATTAACCAAAACAAGTCAGACAACAGAATCTGCAATCTGCGTCACGCTAGCAGATCAGAAAATATGTTTAATCGAGGTAAAAATAAAAACAACACCTCTGGACTCAAGGGTGTAATGTTTTGCAAGGAGACAAAGAAATGGGCATCACGAATAATGGTTAACAGAAAAACCATTTATATTGGAAGATTTGCTGACAAGCAAAAAGCCTCTGAGGCTTATCTGGAAAAAGCCAAGGAGTATAGAGGGGAGTTTGCTACATGCTAGAGTGGAGAAAACATCCTATTTTGCAGCCACCAACTGACGAAGAGTTGGTTTTGATGGAGCCAGAGGAATTGGTTGATCTTCACAGAGTCTACCATGAAGCAATATCAAACGCTGAAAGCGATCCATACAGATACGGGTTTAGGCTTCCACATTGGGCTAAAGCCGAGGAACAACTATCTCAAGTGTCTGAAATACTTGCATTGGGAGGTAATCGCAGTGGAAAAACCGCATTTGCTTCGTACTGTGTAGTGAAAGCCGCTATTGAGAATCCAAAGTCAGAGATCATGTGTTTTTCGCAGACCTCTGAAGTTAGTATCAGGCAACAACAAAGCGCAGTATGGGAATGGCTGCCAGTTGAATTACGCACAAAGCAAACATCGGCTAATGCTTACATCTCATACACTAAGAAAAACGGATTTACGGATAACTCTCTAATCCTGCCTAACGGGTCGCAGATTATCTTCAAAACATATTCCCAGTTCCAGAACAATCCAACAATTCTAGAAGGTGCTGAACTTGGATGTCGTAATCCGCAGTGGGCAAACATTGGCACTTGGTGTGACGAATTTTTAGGAGGCCCGGAATTGATCAACACCCTGCGATTCCGTCTTGCTACACGCAATGCGAAGCTTTTGCTAACCTTTACTCCAATTGATGGATATACAGAGGTTGTTAAAGAATACTTGGATGGGGCTACGACTATTGAAAACCGCGAGGCTGAACTGCTAAATGGCGAGCTTGTCCCCTATGTGCAGAGGAGCAAGAAGCGCAATGCCAGCGTCCATTATTTCCATTCACAGGACAACCCTTTCGGTGGCTACGAGCGGATTAAGGAGACTTTGGTGGGTAGGCCTAGGGAGGAGATCCTAATTCGTGCGTACGGGGTTCCTGTAAAGTCCCACGCCACCAAATTTCCAAAGTTCAACAAGGAGGTAAATGTGGTGTCTCCCGACACTATTCCAACGAAAAATGTGACGCGCTACCATATTATCGATCCTGCGGGAGCGAAGAACTGGTTCATGGCATGGATTGCCGTGGACGCGACTGGAACATTCTGGGTCTACAGGGAATGGCCGGGCGTGGATGTAGGTGACTGGGCAGAGTGGCGCGGCGGCAAGTGGGTTGCAGGAGAGGGAGCCAAGGGGCAGGGCTACGGCATCCGCGACTATGTGGAACTCATAAAAGATCTAGAGGGTGATGAGGAGATCATGGAGCGTCTCATTGACCCCCGACTTGGGGCGGCAAAGTACCAGTCAGCAGATGGGGCGAGTAGCATTATCGAGGATTTGAACGACGAGGGCATCGTGTGCATACCCGCCCCCGGCTTGGAAATCGACGATGGGTTGCAAGCTTTGATCGGGAAAATGTCTTGGAATGTAACTATGCCGTCAGATTCGGTCAACCGACCGCATTTCTATGTCAGTTCCGAGTGCGAGAACATCATCCAAGCCCTGTCCGAGTACACGGGCGATGGTGGTCTGAAGGAGGCGTGGAAAGACCCTATAGATGTCCTGCGCTACGCCGCAATCTCTGGCATTGACCATGTGGACGGGTCACATATAGCTGTAACTAGACAAGGCACAGGAGGATACTAACCATGAAAACAAAGAAGAAAGCAGCAAAGAAGGCGTCGAAGAAGGTTGCGCCAAAGGTGGAGCCACAAGCGGAAGCGGTCATTTCCGCCCCAGAACCAGCAGCCGAGCCTTTGGAGGTCACGGTTATTGGACTAGCAATTAACCCAAGGTATGTATATGCAGGGTTAGATGGGAATCGCATTGCCATCGAGGTTCCCAACCGCATGTCCCAGCGACTTCTTCACAAGACTATTAAAATCAACAGGAAATTAGACTCCGACACCTACGAATTATATCATGGAAACTGACTCAGAAGCCCTAGAAGGCGAATCGTTGATTTATCTGGACAAGGAGCCAGATGTGGGTGCGCTTACCTATGCCTACGAAACCGCACTCATAGACCTAGACGAGTACTTCCAGACCTGCCTGCGCTCCTACGATGAGCGGCGCAACATTTGGCCGGGCAAGAGTGACGACCTCCGCAAGCACGGTGCTAACGCATTCCCGTGGGAGGGAGCCTCCGACCAAGAGGTAAATGTCATTGGTGAGCGGATCGATACCTATGTGGCATTGTTCGACCAAGCCCTCCAACGCTCCCACATCAAGGCATTTCCGACCAGCATGGCATCCATGCCACGGGCGGCGATGGTCTCTGGCTTCCTGAAGTGGATGAGGTCGAGCTACATCCCAAATTTCCGGGAACACATGGAACTGGGGGCTAACTACCTGCTCGAAAAAGGCCTCATGATCTCCTATGTTGGTTGGCAGCGGGAGTCCCGCACCTACCTCCAGACCATGACTCTGGACGAGATCGCGCAGGCCGCGCCAGAGATGGTGGATCTGCTCATGGACGAGAATGCCACAGAAATGGCCCTAGGATTGATTTCTCAGGCTTTCCCTGCACTTTCGGGGAAGAGAGCCAGAAAAGCCCTCAAAGACCTCAGAACGAAGGGAGAGGCGCAAATACCCATTCCTAGGGTAACCGTGGATCGCCCCGTGGTGCATTCCTGCGCCCCGGACGGGGAGGTCATCCTGCCACCCTATGTCTCTGACCCGCAGCGGTCACCCTACATTTTCTGGCGCACCTTCCTCACGGCTCAAGAGTTGGAGAAAAAAGTAACCAACGAGGGCTGGGACGAGGACTGGGTCGAAAACGCTATCGATCGACTCCGTGGTAAGGACAGCATGTACCTAGACGGGGAGAAGCAGAAGAATGTCACCCGCCTGCCTATTACCGACGATAACGACCTCGTTATGGTTGTTTATGGCTACCAGCGTTTGATCGACGAGGAGGACGGCTCTGAGGGCATCTACTGCACCGTTTTCCACCCAACTGCCGAGGGCTACGCCAAGCACGAACTGCTTAATGGATATGACGATTACCCTTTTGTGGTGACTCGCCTCAGCAACAATCAGAAGCGCATGTACGAGGTGCAGACCTTCGGGGACATCCTCCGTGGGGCGCAACTCCAGATTAAGACTGAGCGTGATTCGCGTGTTGACCGTTCATCTCTGGCAACCCTGCCACCCCTCATGCACCCCGCCGGCAAGCCTCCCTCCGACTGGGGGCCGGGCAGGCGCATCCCATATCGTCGCTTGGGCGAGATCCAGTGGGGGCCGACCCCGCCGCCCGACAATGGCTCCGTGGAGGTCGAGGTTTCGATGATCGGACAGGCAGACCGCAGCGTTGGTCTCGACCTTAACAATCCGCTCTCCTCCATGAGGCAGCAATACTTCGTGTCCAAGTTCTTGGATCATGTGCGTGATGTCCTGAACCTTGCTTGGAAACTATACCAACGCATGGGGCCTGATGAGGTTTTCTTCCAAGTTACTGGCAATCCAAATCCGCAGGTGATGACCAAGGGTTCTGCTGACGAGAATTTCTCCATTGTTGTCAACTTCGACTCCCAGAGCAATGACCCAGAGACTGCCGAGACGCAGTTGAAAAACATGGTGTCGCTCGTCCAACTCGACCGCAACGGCATCATGGATGTAAACAAGCTGTTGGAATTTACAGCATCGAGCATCAACCCAATCTTCGCTGACTATGTTCTCCAACCCGCCGAGGAAGCGCAGCAGAAGGTGATGAAGAATGTCACGGACGACCTCGCCAAGATATTCGCTGGCATCGAGGTTCCTGCCCAGCCCAATGGCGCACAGATCGCAATGCAGCTTGTGCAAGCGTATGTTCAACAACCAGATGTCGCACAACGCGCACAATCGGACGAGGCATTCGCAACGCGACTCCAGAAATACGCCGAGCAGTACCAGTTCCAGCTTCAGCAGGCCCAGAACGCAGAGATCGGTCGCATCGGCACGGCTCCTGCGGAAATGGGTGGTATGCAAACCCAAGGAATGCAGCAGTAATGGAAAGGCGTTTCTCAAAAGTAGTCACCAACCCCGATACTGGTCGCAAGAAGACCGTTCGATACGGGCAAAAGGGAGCCACGATTAGCCCCGGCTCAAAACGGGGTGACAGCTATTGCGCTCGTTCCGCTAAAATCAAGGGTGACTGGAAGTCAGACCCCAACTCACCCAATGCATTGTCCCGTAAGAAGTGGCGTTGCAAAGGCAGTAAAAGCATGAAATGATACTACCATGAAGACACCAAAGACCAAATCCGCCAAGCAAGCCAAAATAGCAAAGACAATGGGCGAATATAAGTCTGGAACGCTCCATGCGGGCCGAGACCCAAAGGGGCCGCGCAAAGCACCCGTGGTGAAGAGTCGCAAACAAGCCGTGGCAATTGCCATGTCGCAGGCTGGGATGTCCAAGAAGCGCAAGTAAGCCATGAAAGCCAAGATGATAAAACGAGCGGATGGTTCCATGTCCAAGCGTGGAATGTGGGACAATATCCGAGCCGCCGCTGGTTCTGGCAAGAAGCCTACCAAGGAAATGCTCAAGCAGGAGCGTAAGATCAAACGCGCGGAAAAGCGCAAGTAAGCTATGACACCGATACCGAAGCCAAGCATCCAAGTAGCCGTAGAAGCCCTCCGTGACCGCGAGGAATATACCGCTATCATCCAGTTCATCCACGATGAGCGTGAGAAGTTCTTTGGTGACTTCCGCCAAGCAGAGTCATCGAATGATGTAATGAAGCTCGCAGGAAGCATCTCTACGCTGGATGAGCTACTCTCAGTCTTAGCTTGACAAATTGAAGTAATAAGAATAATAACAAACATCAACCACATATAATATGAAAAAAACACTAGCAGATATGCAAGCGGCGGTCGCGCGAGAGGCAACGATGCCAAGACAAAAAGGCCCAAATCCATTTACTGGTACTCCAACTTCTACTTCAAATGGAATGGGTAGCCCTATTGGCCGCGCCCCTATGGGGATGGCAACTCGACCACCCGTAATCGCTAACAAAGCTCGCGGCACGATGGCATCACATACCTACTCGAAAATTCCAGCCTCAATGAGCGGAATGGGTCAACCACCTCTTAGCTCCACAAGTCAAAACATGGGACAACAGATAGCTCGCGCTCCAAGGGGCGGGATGGGTCAACCTGAGGGTCAGTTTAAGCCATCTGGTAGAATGGCAATGTGATATCCACATGTGTTAACCGCTAGCTTGACAATTTGCCTGTAACAATGTAAACATTACCCATCACGCCTAGCGTGTGTTTCATTGTTCATTGGTTTCACCCTTGGTAGGCTCAATCCCTATCAAGGGTGTTTTGTTTACTGGATAGTGTAAATGCTCATAATGAGTGAATAAACGCACATTAGGACGGTTTTCGTCCAGTTCCTCATACATTAGCACATCTTATATTTAATAAGATTTTAATCTTGGCAAAACCCCCCCTCCCCCCATTGGAACCAAATCCAACAGTGGAAAGAGGGTGACCCTCATCGCCTTGTTTTTATTCCCGCGACGATTTAACCCCTAGGAATTTGTTGCCGCTATCTTTTGTGTCAGTGTGCGGGTTGGAACTGAACTGGCTTACCTTTGCCAAAAACAAAGGGCTAGCACGGGGAAGTGAGGAACCCGTGCCAGCCCTAGATCCGTTGCTCTACGCTTCGGAGGGGTGAATGGTGACGATCAGCCTCACTTCCCGTCAAGGCGAATCCTACTCTGGGTTTCCCCGCAAGTCAACCCACAAAATACCCGTCAAAATATCCGCATTCGTGGCGTGGATTTTCTCCGACATTTTCTCCGACATTTTCTCCGACCTTTTCTCCGACGATAACGCAAAAACACCACACGATTTTCGTCAGAAAAACTACACATTATTTCTAACATATAGATATCCACACCTATCCACACCCATATGCCCCCATTGTTGACT